TAGTAGCCGGTGCCGATCTTCAAATCGCGCTTCACGGCCTGCTCGAACCAGGGCATCGGCTTGTAGGCCAGCGCGGAACGGTCGAACCAGTGGGTGTTCACGGCCATCGTGTGCCACCGGCCAAGCTCGGCCCACGTCTTTGTTTTCAACTGCGGCTCGGTGTTGGCTGTCACGATCGTGGATGAACCGATGCGGGTGGACATCATCCAGTGAACCAGCCACGCAACCAGCGCGGATTTGCCGGGACCGCGGCCAGATACCGTGGACTTGCGGAACATTTCGGGCAGCGTGTCCAGCGCGATGCGCCCTTTGTTGTTCTTGATGTGCTGGGAAATCTCGTCAAGATCCTCGGCTTGCCACTTGCGCGGCCCTTTGATGCCATGGAGCGGTGTGCCTGCCTTGTTCCACGGGTAAACGTAAAGCACGAAGCGCAGCAGATCATCAGCGATGGCAGGCTGCCACAAGTCGAGCATCAGTTCTTTTTCTTGGGCGGCGTCAAACATGTTGTTCAAAACGCAATAAAAAATTTTGAGTCATCAAAAAATTCTCCCGGCAGGCCCCGCAAAGCGTGCGTCCGGCCAGGTTTTGGTCCCACCCCCACCCCACCCCCCGGGGGTCGAAAACATCGCCGGCCGCATGTGAGTGGGCATTCACTTAGTCAAAAGGATTCGGGGTTGATTTAGTCGCAGGGGATTCTGTATCACTTGTTCCGTTGCCAATTAGCTCAACATATTCAACGTCTTGCGTAATCAGTGCGGGCGTCTGGTCGCTTACTGGTAACGCGCGGCGCCTTGCCTCAAGTAAAACTGTCCCAACGTCCATGCGTTGCGTTACGTTCATATCTACCGAGGGACCGTACGCCGAACGGTTGCGCGTCTCAGCCAGGCGTTGCCGTGCCTGTATGCGATTGCGTGCGCGCTGCGGGTCTGGATCTGTGTCGGCTATCGTGATTGTTTCGTCCATTAGCAGATGCGCAGCTTCGGCGCGCGCGGCCCGAACCGCGTTACCGAATTCGGTATTGACCTGTATCCATTTACCTAGCGTTGACAGAGCGCAACCAATTTCTTCGGCAATCACCGCCTGAGACTTACCCGCCAGAATCCCATCAATAACTTTCTCTGCCATTTCAGGCGTTAATGGTTTTCCTGGGTTCGGCATATGTGAGTGATTGCTAACGTGAATTTGCATTGCCCGGAGTATAGCGTTATTCGCAACATTTTACGATTGCCTGTTGACATGTTGCGTTTTAAACAATACTCTAGCCCTGCAGTTAGGGCATTTAATCAATCAACCAAGGAGTAAACACCATGCTCGCACTCACTGAAAAACAATTGTGCGCACTGTTCAAATGCACGCCGGAACAGGTGCGCGCGATGCACGCCAAGAATGCGCAAGGATTACGCGCCATGCTGGAGAAAGCGGAGAACACCGGACAGAAAATCAACGGTTACTCTGCCGAACAGCTGCGCGTGATGATTGCAAATACAGACATTCTGGCGAAAGGTGGCACGCCGTGATCCTCTTACTTCTCACCTGCATTTTTTCCGGCATCGCTATTGCGCGGCCAATCATTTACACAATCAGGAGATTTTAAACGTGCAAACCTATGCCTACACGTTTCGACATAAAAACGGCTGGGGATCCTGCAGCGCCGACGATTTTCCCTCGCCTACCCATTGCCACGAATGCGTCAAACCTTTGCCGGTAAAAGACCCGAACAGCTGCACTAGTGGGTATGGCTGCAGCACCGGCGTTATTGTCGGGGAAACCCGCGACGGCGTAAAAATCGAACAGTCGCGCGCTATCTGTTATGCCTGCTGTCATGCGCATGATCTGGAGCAATTGCGCGATACGTCGAAACCTTTTACGGCGTACGTATCAAGCGACGGCCGGCAGATCACAAACTGGCCTGGTGCAGCACTCATGCGGATATATTCGCACCATACCGGCCGCGCGGGTTTCGGAGGTAATCTGCATTATTACCGCGCTGTAGATTTGCATGGCCAGCATTGGCACGGTAAAAACTCTGGCGAGGGAATGTGCATCAATTTGCGTGCATGCCGGTAAACGCACGCCCGCAGTATTGTTAAATTCTAAATCTAATTGGCCTGCAGCTAGGGTATTTAATCAATCAACCAAGGGGTAAAACACTATGCCGAAAACTATCTGTTTATCTGTGGTGGGTGGGTGGCAATCTGCCGTTGTCATTGGCGATGCCGTACACAAGTTCGGGCCGGTATTCAATTCGTGCGTTGATCTGTGGCAATGGCAAGGCGCGCAAAAATGACCCTCTTACTTCTCACCTGCATCATTTCCGGCATCGCTATTGCGAGGCCAATCATTCACACACTGCGGAGGTTTTAAGATTATGGGCTGCCTTATGAACTACACCGTGCAATGCACGGATGTGATTAGCGGAAAGAAAGGGTGTTTTCTTTTCGACGTTGAGCACTGGCAACGTACTGGGGAATTCCGCGCGGTTTCGCCGGTGTTACCGGACCTCGATGCGTTTTATAAATGGGACAACGCGCACGGCATTAAACGGAAAAGCGCTTATATCGAGCGCCAGCTGTAAACGCACGCCCATCGCATTGTTTAAATCTTAACTTAATGAGGGAATCGAAAAATGACTACCACAGAACTTGATCTATCAGCGGACTATATCGACGTGCGCGACATCATTGCCCGCGTCGAGGAATTGCGCGACGAACGCGAACAGTCAGAACTAGATCCGAGTGAATACGGCGGACCTAACGATGATTGGCAAGACGAACGCGCCGAACTCGCAAGCCTGGAATCCATTTTGTCGGAACTGTGCGGCGCCGGAGGTGATGAACAATGGGAGGGTGACTGGTATCCGGTGACGTTGATCCGGGACAGTTACTTTAATACGGCGATGGATGAGCTGCTCGAGGATATTGGCGACATCCCGCGCGATATTCCCGTATATCTCAACATCGTTGTCGATTATGACGCGCTGCAGATGGACTACAGCAGCATAGAAATCAACGGCGAAACCTATTGGTTCAGGTGATCCCATGAACCAAAAACAAAAAGACTTTTTGCAAGACCTGGCCGCATTCCTGCTGTTTATTTCACTTGTGCCGGCTCTGTATCTGGCCGGCCTGATTATCTCGGGAGTTTGAAAACATGAAAAACATCACCGCACGGCTAATCATTGGCACAAACGCGTACGCCGTCATAACGGCGCCCGGCCGGTCATTGGATGTTTTATTGAACCCTGGACGATCCGCTGCGCAGTCCCTGCGCGAATCTGCCAAGGAAAACCGCGACAAGGCCGCGCGCCTTGTCAGTCAGGCCGAACTGATGGAAACCGCGGCCGGCCTACTCTAGCGCCCGGCCTCATAACCCTGCAATCGCGGGGTTATCTGGCCGTGCGCTATTGCCGGCATAACATGGAGCTAAAAATCATGTGGTGGTCAACTGGAAGCGGCAGGATTGAATTGAATATCACAAAAGCCCAGGCGCGCATTGGGCATCATCAAGGGGACTGCGGTAACGATATTGCCTGGCTTGTCACTCATCCGAGCATTAACCGGCAGCTGCACGGATTAAACGCGGATCTTCTGCGCAGTGAATTGCGCGAATATGGCGCATGGGATGATGCTGAATTGACAGACTATCACCAGAATATCCGGCGCCTGGTGTGGATTGCCTGCGGTGATATTTGCGAACAAATGGCGCAAAGGGGCGCAAAATGAACCTAACCCCCTCGGAATTAGAGCGCCAGGCGTACATATCGGGCGATTTGGCGCGCGCTGAACTATTGGCAAGGGTAGAGGACACCGACGACGAACTGCAGCGCCTGCGGGCGATGTACTGGACCCTGTGCCAGTTGTTCCCGGTGCACAGTTCAACCAAGAAAGCCGAACTCCTGGAAAAACTGCAGGCCGCATGGGAAACCCTGCAGAATGCCGGCGAAGTGAATGACGCCGATTGATCCACAATCGCCCGGCCACCATGCCGGGCATTTTTTCGCATGCAATGTGAGTGCCCGCTAACTTGGAGGCGGTCACTCCCGGCCGCGCTGGTCGATTCACCCATCGAATAGGTCGGGTGATAACTCCCGAATAGGTCGAGCCGCCCGCCCCCTCAATCCCTCCGATTCCACAGGCCACCGGCTTCCCGATTGTGTGGAATAGGCCCGCTCACTTTTTATTGCGCTCAGAACAACACGCCTTTTCCACCCGCTGCCAACATCCAGCCACCAGTTTTTAATTCAATGCGCTCTTGTTCCATGCGCTCTTGCTTGCGCCTTTGTCCCTGGCAAATGGCGTGTGCGCGTTTGTCCCCCCCTAAAGGGGGGAACAAGAACGCGCGCACTTTTGCGCTTTTGTGGCGACTGCCGACGAGCAAAGACGCAACAAAGACGCAGTAACAAAGACGCACAACCGATGGCACAAAAACCCGTGAAAAATGGCGGGGGTCTGCACCGCACCCCCACCATTTTGTTGTTCCAAACGCAACACTTAGCTAGTGATTACTAACCGCACATCAAGTGCACTTGAGCCACATCACCGGAGCGGCCGAGACAACTCGGACACCTTCGATCACTCCATGACTGAATAGGTCGATCACGTTCCACAGTCCCGACGAGTATCCACGCACCAGCCGCCCGACGTATGCCGCCCCTTGCGCCGAACAGACCCAAAGCATGCTCGACAAATTGGCTGGTAAATAGGCCGGCTGAAAAATAAAGGGCTTTGCCTATTGACATTGCATTGTGATTTAAACAATACTTTGCACATGGAACAACACAATCAGCAGGACAACACCCCCGAAGAACCTCCGCGGTTGCGCTCCCAGGCCGAACGGGTGATCGCCAAATTCGGTGGCCCGTACAAGTTGTCGAAAGCAGTGGCAGCACTTGGCGACCCGAGCAAGACCCTGAACCCGGCGTCGATCTATCGCTGGTGCTACCCCCGCAACAAAGGCGGCACTGGCGGCCTGGTCCCTACGGGCAGCTTGCCTATCGTATTGGAAGCCGCGCGCTTCGATGGGATTTTCCTGTCGGTGGATGACTTGGATCCGAGGCCGAAATGAAAACCATCGGCATCGACCCAGGACTCGACGGCGCCCTCGCCGTTTTTTGCCGCACTGGCGAAACAACCATGCTGTCGATCGCTGACATGCCGACCCGTGAAGTGATGGTCAACGGGGCCAAAAAACGCACGCCGGAATTGAATCTGCTGGCGCACTGGTTCAAGGAGCACACAGCCGGCGCTGACATTTGCGTAATCGAGAAAGTGCACGCCATGCCCAAGCAGGGCGTGACATCCAGTTTCAATTTCGGCTTCAACGCCGGTGTGGTGCAGGGCATGGCCTATGCCTTCGGCTTGCCTGTGGTGCTGACGCCACCGAATAGCTGGAAGCATGCCCTGAAATTGTCATCGGACAAAAAGGAATCATTGGTCAAAGCGCGCGAGACATTCCGCGACTTCGACCACTATTTCACGCGGGCCAAGGACGATGGTCGGGCGGAAGCCGCGCTATTGGCTTGGTACGGTGCTGGATTGAAGGGGCTGCTGTCGTGATCCACCACTGCCCCAAGCCGACATGCACGCAGGTCAAAGTGATCTGGCAGCCATCAAAGCGGCGATTCTGGTGCCCTGGCTGTGGTTTGAATTTCACGCGGGCTGAGGTGGCGCTGGTGCAGGGTGGCAAACCATGAAACACCCCGGCCAATCCCGAACAGCGTCGCTCATTGAAGCGGCGCTAAATGTCTGTAGCGGGTTCTTCGTGAGCCTGCTGGTTTGGTCATTCGTGGTTGTGCCGGTGTGGAACCTGAACGTCACGCCAGCCGCCAATCTGCAGATCACCTTGCTTTTCACCGTCGTGTCGGTCATTCGGTCGTACATCTGGCGACGGATTTTTAACGCTTTACATGGGAGGTAACGAAATGTCTGTAAGCGGAAACTGTAACGAATGTGGCAACCCGTGGTTCAACCACCCGTATGACGCGACGATTGATCGCGTGGTGTGCCCGGAACCCGGCCACAACCACCCAGGGCAACCGCTGGTCCGTTCCTTTGAAACAGGAGCAACCCGTTCAAGCGATGCCGGCCGCTACGACCCGGAGGGGTTTCTGTCACCGCTGGCTATTGAGCAGTATTGCATCTACATGCAAAAGAACCAGGTGCAACCAGACGGATCGGTTCGGTCCTCGGACAACTGGCAGAAAGGCATTCCGCTTGATGCCTATATGAAGGGCATGCACCGGCATCTGCTTCATCTGTGGTGCCGGCATCGTGGCCATCCGGTGCAGGATCCGAAAGCCGCAGCTGACAAGATTGATGACCTTTGTGCTTTGTTCTTCAACGTCCAGGGCATGCTCCATGAATTGTTAAAACAGAAAGGTGGTGCGAAATGAACGCCACCCCCTTCATCATCCTGGCCGCCGGCATGTTCATGGCGATCCTTGTGGACCGCGGCATGGCGGTTAAAGAGCCGAGTGTGCACTGGTTCCTGGGCGTGGCGGTTGGTTTATTGACTGCTTGGAGCGTGTTCAAATGAGCGCGGACAAGAGCGACACGCCGAGATTGCCGTTCGCAAGCTGCATCGTATGTTCCCGTTGTCAATGAAGGAGCCGAAATGACAGACAAAGAAACCACAGAAAAGTATTACAACGAATTCATTGCCGCGCTTGCGAGGTTATTGAAATGAGCCAACCGACTGACCTGAATACTGACCTGAGAAAGCTGCTGAGTGATACCGCGAGTTACTTGAGAGATCACCGCAATCACGCATGGCCGTATGTAGAAAGCGGCCAACAATTTCAGGATATGTTGGATATTGCTTCCCGCATCGACGCCGCGCTTGCCGAGGTGGTGGAGCCGGTGGCGTGGATGCACAGATCGTTAACGCATCCGCAATATGACGGCGGTATTCATCCAGAGAAACGCGATGGATGGGAGCATGTTCCACTTTACAGCAGTCCAGTATCAGGCTTGAGGGCTGGCATGTTGCAGGCTGCGTTTATGGTTAAAGATCACTATTGGGACTCTCTGAGAAAGGATCAAGTAGTAAAGGCGCACATTGAAGGTATTGTAAAAGCCATCACCAAAGCCGCAGATCAGGCAGCAGACACCGCCCCCGCCTCTCAGTGGCGCAGGGTGGATGATGGGTTGCCCACTAGAGGCGAAACAGTGTGGGTAAGTAACGGAGTTATGGCTTGTGAATGCCACAGATACTGGAATTCACGTACTAGAAAAGAAGAATGGTCGCATCCGTTTGATGATAGTGATTCTCCATTATGGTGGACGCCCCTACCCGCGCTGCCGGAGGGTGACAAATGACCTTCCACGCAAGACTGACAGAACTGATTGAGAAGGCGACTAAGGGGCCGATTATTGCCTATGAAGATGTGCAAGAGGCCGGTAAATTAAAGCTCTTTTTCTCCGCCATTAAAGACAGCAATGGCGAAAATTTAGTCAGGGCTTCTGGCGCACAATCAATGAGCGACTTCTTGCTGTGGGCATACCTCGTCAACCACGCCGAAGCCATCCGTGACTTGGTGGCGGCGGCTGAGAGAATAGAGCCGTATTTGGACGCGATTATTTGTTACGCCAGCACGATGGATGAGCATGAACCGAACCGCGTTGCTAACAATGTCAGGAAAGCACTTGCAAAAGTAAATAAGCCATGAAATTAGCACTTGAACGCCCACGGCATGTTGGCGATGTGGCATCTGTTTTTAAAGAGTCACAGCCATTCGTAATAAACGATCTTGCGATTTTGATTCACAGGCCGCGCAGCATTTCGTTATACAACTTGCACAAA